CCAGAAGAAGGCTGCCAATACACCACAACAGCAAACAAGCGAGAACCAAATAAAAGAAATCGAAGATAAGCAACAAGAAACCTTATCCCGTATGCTAAACCCCCCAATCCAGGGCGCACCAGTTGTTGAAGACATCGAAGTAGAATCTGGCGACAAAGATCAGATGCTCAAAACTTTCAAAGATTTATTCAAGAAGCTAGCATTAAATTTACATCCAGATCGAGCCAATGGCTTGACAGCAGAAGAGCGAGAGGTTAGATTATCTATGTTCAAGGATGCTAAACAGGCTCTCGATGATGGAGATTATTTCTTGCTTCTTGAAATGTCCGAGAGGTTCAACATACGAATCCCGAAGAACTTCAAGCAGCAAACTCGCTGGATGAAAGCAAGAATAAAGCAACTTGATCAGGAGATACAGAAACAAAAACACACTTACAATTATATTTTTTCCGAGTGTGAAACCGAAAGCGAAAAAGCTAAGATCGTTAAAAATTTTTTGAGTCAAATTTTCCAGATTTAGAGGTTATAATGGAACACTTAGTGAATTGCCACGGAGAGTGGGCAGCACTTTTCGCTTGCATTAGTTCGCTCCCTATGTTAAGTTATTGGTACAAGTTCAGAAACAAGGAGGAAACTTGATTACCGACGTTGTTATTGGTCTCCAACACGGAGACGAGGGTAAAGGAAAGGTTACCCACCACTTGCTCAAGAGTGGAGAATACACCCATTGCGTTAGATTCAATGGGGGTTGTAATGCGGGACACACGATCTTCCATAATGGAAAAAAGTTTGTCACCCATCACATCCCAGCAGGCGTCTTTTTCGGAGTTACATCAGTAATCGGCAACGGTTGCGTGATTGATCCGATGAAGTTAGAAGAAGAGATAGACTACTTAGAATCCCACGGAATCCCCGTGCGGCAACATCTAAGGATCGCAAAAAATGCTCATGTTATCACCGAAGACCACAAAATCGAAGACGGCGCTGACGAGAAGATTGGAACAACTAGAACTGGTAATGGACCTGCTTATCGTGATAAGTATGGTCGGACTGGCATTCGCGCCTGCGACGTACTTAACTTCCAACCTTATCTAGTAGACATTTACGAAGAGCTATCAGGCGACACGGTAATCCTAATGGAAGGGGCGCAAGGCTTCTGGCTTGACCCTGACTGGGGCGATTACCCGTTTGTAACGTCTTCACACACAGGCACGGCTGCCGCCATCCAGAACGGCATCAGCCCCCGCTCTATTCGCAATGTCTGGGGCATCATCAAGGCTTACGAGACCTATGTAGGAGCCCGTAGCTTCCAGCCAGCCTCTGAAATCTTCAACCGCATCCAAGAGGTCGGGCAGGAATTTGGAGCCACCACAGGGCGTGTGAGGCAGTGTAATTGGATAAACGTGAAGGAGGTCCAGCGCGCCATTAGCATGAACGGAGTCAACCGCCTTGTTATAAACAAAGTGGACATTTTGCGAGAGGTCGGCTCTTGGGGAACAACTGAGGCTTATGTTGAGAATGAATCATCATTTCGGTCATTCTTGCAAGAACAGTTTAGTGCGAGACTAGGAATAGATAAGATTTATTTCTCTGACAACCCCCGCACGATCTCGGACGAAAAGGGCTTGACAGAAGCAGCGTGACCGGTTACATTACATACATAACAAGGAGGACTAAATGTCTACATCAACCGAAGAGAAGAAGCGCTACGTTCTGGAGTACATCCGGTCACTCGTGGCAATCGAAGAGGCTATCGAGCCTTACAAGGAGCAGAAGCGAGAGCTACGCACCGAGTACCGAGAGCAGGGCTGGCTTAACACCGACGAGATCCGTGCGGCTGTGAAGGCTTACCGTCTGTTCAAGGGCAAGGTAGACATCGAGGATGTTTACGACAACTTCAAGATGCTCTCTGGTGAGGGCACCCCGGAGGATTCATGATTATTGAATTTCACCGTCTTGACGAGTATGTAAAACACCCAACTCGATCAAATCCTTCTGACGCTGGTCTAGATGTGTATGCCAACCTTCGTGACCCTATGGTGATCGAACCCGGTGGATCTGCAATCATTCCTACTGGACTTCGTTTTGGTATTCCGCACGGATACATGCTACAGGTAATGAATCGCTCCAGTGTGGCTGCAAAGCGTAGCTTGATTGTTGGAGCACACGTTGTAGACTCTGGCTATGATGGAGAGGTTTTCATCAATCTACACAATGTTGGGACAGAGTTACAGCAAGTCAAGTTCGGTCAGAAGATTGCCCAACTAGTTATGATCCCAGTTGTTCATTTCCGAGCACTAGAAGAAGTTGATGGGCTGATCTATGATGATCGCCAACCAATCACTATTTCAGACCGTGGAGAGGGAGCACTAGGTAGCACAGGAGCATAAAATGGCACAGACAATTTTGACAGAAGCAGCACCACCCGAGAAAGAAGCCCTATATGGCGCTTTGGGTGTTTATCCAGACAAGAACACTGCACTTGCAGAGTTAATTGATAACTCTGGAGAATACGGGAACACTACTACCATTAAGATTGTCTGTAAGCCAGATCGAATCATCATCAGTGATGATGGTGCTGGCTTGAACCCAGAAACCATGGTATCTATGTTTCGCATTAAGAGAAGTGAACATTCCGAGGGCGAAACAGGAAAATTTGGCTATGGGTTCAAGTCAGCCACCAGCTTTCTTGGAGACGGAACAACAGTTCTATCACTTCAGAGAGGAACCTTTACTTGGGGTAAAGCAGAGCCAAACAATAATTGGCAATATGAAATCAAGTCAATCCCGCAGACTGATCCCGAGTTCGGGCATTATCAGTCTATCTGGAACGCCGATAAAGCAGCCAATTCTACAAGTGGGACAATTATCGTAATTCCAAAACTGAAAGAGCAGTTTAGCGATGTTGATGCTGCTACTCTTCAGACATTCATCTCAAGAACCTACGCTATCAACTTCAAGCAGAAAAACATAAGAGTAGAGTTGAATGGCAGCGACATCAAATTCACAAAGTTGTTCGGCAAGCCCATAATTCCAGAGTTTGATAAAAAGACCGCAAAGTTCAACGACATTGAATTCGGGATCTCAATCCTCCTCCGCGACAACGATAGTATGCTTTCTGGCTTGACCATCGTTAGAAACGACAGGATTATCGCCAGCGGCTACACACTTGGAATCCCAGGCATTTCAGACCCAGCCATGGCTGAATACCAGATTGTCTTATGGGGGAATGATAAGCTTGATGATTGCTTAAAGATGACCCCGATGAAGACGATTAGCCCCAATCAGGCTATTGATAGGGGGTTCAGACGCGCCTTCTTTTTCAATTCCGGGCTTGTTGCCGAGATAAAGAAGATTATTGAATTAACTCCACAGGCAAGTGAAGTTTTCGTGCCCCTCTCGCAGCACACCCGATTGCTTACAGGATTGGAGAGTCTCCGCGAGAATCTGCCGCAAAAATTCTCATCCTATGTTACCACAAGGGAAGCGGATTTTGAACAAAAGCCACCACCCCCGGCAATCCTCAAGGAAATAGACAAAGTTATCAGCATCGTTTCCGCGCCAAAATTTCCACCCAACCCACAAACAAAAGTCACAACGACATCGGTAAACTTTACACAAGGTCTGTTTAACATCGACCTAAAGCCGCTTGGACCAAACAATTTTATGTGGGACGTAGAGGAGCGCCTAATCAATAACAAACTGCAAATCGTTGCAGTTTTCAACTACGACATCGCATTTGTTCGCGGCATCATTTCAGGACCTCGAAACGATGTAGCCAAGGACTTCATCAACGATGCTATCGCCCAGATAGTTTATTCCAAGATTCACCTTGACAACACGATTCATAGCGGTTACAAGAATACATACCGCAACATCTCGCGAATCAAAACACAAATTTTTGGAGGATAAATGGACAAGAACACAACGCAGGTAATGTTTAGCTCAAAGTCAAACGAGTGGACTACACCACAATCATTCTTTGACAAGCTTGACAGCATCTTTGGACCATTCACCCTAGATGCCGCAGCATCGGCTGATAACTACAAGGTCGCCAACCACTACACCGAAGCAGATGATTCACTTGCTCAGGACTGGTCTGGTAATCGTGTCTTCCTAAACCCACCTTATGGTCGAAACCTCAAGGATTGGATCAAGAAGGCTTACGAGGAAGGGCAGAACGACGACACGACAGTTGTAATGCTTATTCCTGCTCGCACCGACACCAAGTATTGGCACGACTATGTGATGAAAGCAGATGAAATTCGCTTTGTCCGTGGTCGCATCAAATTTGGCGACGAAACCAACTCCGCACCATTCCCATCAGCAGTAGTGGTGTTCCGCCAGTCATCGTTCAACGGACCCCGGATTACCGGAATGGAGCGACCGTGAATAGAGCCCAGCGCAGATGCCTCAAGAAGAAGAACAAGGGTAACGAGAAGCTAGTAAAAAAAATGGAAACTTTTGGGCACCGACCCGGTGCCTGTTCAACGTGCGACGCCCCATTTGATAAAAAATCAAAACAACACGCACTAACTTGGCGAGTAGTGGTGCGCGAGAATCCCACCCACGTTTCACTATTTTGCCCCCAATGCATCGAGATAACCCAAGGAGCACTCAATGCCCACGCCAACACAAAAGATTGACCTATTTGATTCACAAGGGATGGACGACCCTCCTCCCACCGAAGAAGTAGCAGCAAGCTACTTGCAGCAGCTAGAGGGATTAGAAGGTCTAGCACGACGCGAAGCAGTCAATAGCCCCTCACATTACAATCAAGGCAAGATAGAAGTAATTGACGCAATCGAAGATTGGGGACTTGACTTCAACGCCGGCAACGTGATAAAGTATGTTGCGAGACACCGACACAAGGCAGAAGCCCTTGAGGACCTCAAAAAAGCACGTTGGTATCTCGACCGCATCATAGAAGGATATGAAAATGACAATAGATAGGATAAACAGAAAGAACCTAGAGCAAATTCTAGGCGGAAAAGTTGACGGCGAACATGAAGTCGTAATTAAGTTCTATGGCTCTAATTGCCACTTATGCCACGCCTTGAAGCCTCGCTTCGTAGACCTCTCTGAAGACTACGATGGTGTCCACTTCTATGCTTTTAACATGGAGGATGGAGATGGACTTGAGAAAAAATACGGCTTCCAAGGTGTTCCGTCCATCTGTTACATCAAGACTGGTGGCATTAGACCAAAGGTTCGCTTTATGGAGGACCCCAAGAAGCCTCACGATGAAACTTGGTTTGAACCCGCAGGCATCCGAATCTTTATTAATAAAAACAGAGACTAACATGAAAGAGGCATTAACTTATGACGACATTCTCATCCTTCCGCAGTATTCCGATATCCGCAGTCGATCTGAAGTGGATATCCATACTGATTTGGGGAACGGACTAAAGCTTGACCTACCGATCTTTGCGTCCCCTATGGACACAATCTCAGAAGACCTTATGGCGTTCGCAATGTCAGAGCAGGGTGGTTCGGCAATCATCCACAGATACAACACACCAGAAGAGCAAGCCCAGTTGGTTCGCATAGCAAAAACCAACGGAGCAGAAAACATTGGCTTCGCTGTTGGTGTTGGTGATGATATGCAATCTAGAGTTCGTGAGTGCCTTGCCGCAGGAGCAACCTTTGTTTGTGTTGATGTAGCCCACGGGCATCACATTATGATGAAAGAAGCACTACACACAATTAGAGGGGCTATTGGCGATGATCTACACATTATGGCTGGTAATGTAGCAACTCTCCAGGGAATCAATGATCTCGCAGACTGGGGAGCAAACTCTGTTCGTTGTAACATCGGGGGAGGCTCTATCTGCTCTACCCGTGTCCAGACAGGTCACGGACACCCTGGGCTACAAACGATCATAGACTGCGCTATGACCGACCGCGATGTAACAATCATAGCAGACGGCGGCATTCGCAACTCTGGAGACATCGTGAAAGCCCTCGCAGCAGGAGCCGACGCGGTTATGCTAGGCTCTCTACTTTCTGGCACAAGGGAAACACCCGGAGAAGTTTTTACAGACGCTCAGGGGCGCAAATACAAGACCTATCGAGGTATGGCATCCAAGGAAGCCCAAGTAGAATGGCGCGGGAGGTACTCATCATTTGAGGGTGTATCTTCCACCGTGCCTTATCGGGGCAAGGTTCGCAACATCCTCTCAGACCTTGAGCAAGGCATTCGATCCGGGCTTTCCTACTCTGGTGTCCGTTCGATTGACGAGATGCAATACAGGGTCGAGTTTGTTCGGCAGACTTCTGCCGGATTGGGCGAGAGCAAGACACACATCATCAACCGGCAGTGGTGATGACTGATAAACCAAACTACGGAGAAGACATAAAGTCGATCCGCTTTTGGGTTGCCGATGATGATCACGCACGGCTTATAATAAAACTGAGACACAACAAATTAAATGCATCTCAGTTTTTTCGTGCCGTGATTGATGGCGTTGTTCAGGAAGATCCAAATCTTATGGCTTTTATGGAAGATTATGTTTTAGAACATAAGCTCTTGAGTCGAAAGAGGTTCGCAAAATCTCTCAAGCTAAAACGAAAAGGAAAAGAAAAGCTGGAAGATTGGGGGCTACTTGATGACGCCGATAAAGAAAACCTATTTGATTTAATCGCAGAGGAGTTCCCAGATCTATGAATACTAAACATTTAATGATATGTGCCCAGCAGTGCCTAAAAGACAGAGAGGGCTGCGAAGCATCGGGGTGCAGATACCACATTGATTATGAAGATGACTATAATTGCACTATGATTGCAATCCACCAGAATGGCTCCCTTTCTCTCCGTGAGATAGCAAAGCGTGAAGGGCTTTCTTTTGCTCGAATAAAGCAAATAGAAACTAAGGCACTAATTAAATTAAAGAAACGTTTGCCGGATGGCGAAGAATTATTGGCTTCTTCTGGTGATGTAGACTATTTAACATTAAGTTTTTAAGGAGATTTAAAACTATGGCTCGCAAGACACTATTATCAGAATCAGAGATTCGCCAGTTCATGAAGCTAGCGAACATCAAGCCCCTCCAAGAGATGGGCGGAAGTTACGGTATGCCACCCGGTATGCGTGACGACGAGGAAGAAGAGGACGAACCCGGTATGCGTGATGCTCCCGGTATGCGCGATATGCGTGAAGAAGAAGAGATGGAGATGGACGCTGAAGAAGCCCCAGCCCCCGAGGGCGGCGAAGAAATGGACATGGAAATGGATGCCGATATGGGTGAAGAGCCCGCAGGCGACATGGAAATGGACCTGGGCGCCGACATGGACATGGGAGCCATGGGCGACATGGAAGGTGGAAAAGAAGAGCAGTTTGCGGACATCGTAGACAAGCTCGCAGATCTACTCGGTCTCGACGCCGATGTAGAGGTCGGTGAAGATGAGATGGAAATGGGGGGTGAAGCTGATGACGTAGAAGGTGGTGAACTAGAAGTCGATGCCGCTCCCGAAGGCGAAGATAACGATATGGGAATCGAGATGGAAGATGACGAGGAAATGGGCGAAGAAGAAATAGTACAAGAAGTCGCCCGCCGAGTCTCTGCTCGACTCATTCGTGAGAAGAAGAAAGATGCTATGGCGAACAAGCTAGCCGAGCGCATTTATCGTAGACTCGCTTCAAAATAATAGCTTGACAGAAATCTCCTGAGCCGTTATAATAACCATCTAGGCAACCATACCTAGGTGGTTATTTTTTTTTGGAGATACAATGGAATTAGTCATTAGCATAGTGATAGCAGGGTCCTCGTTCTTGCTTGGGTGGCTAACCTGCGGAGGTTTATACTTCTTCAAGTCTACTAAACTCTCATTAGTTATTTTAAGGATGGCTTATGTTTTCTACTTGACAATTGTTAATAAGGGGTTAGAATACCTACACTATGCACATATAAACAGGCTGGACGCCCTTCGTAAGAATGGTAAGTCTTATGGAGACAAAGAGTATGAATCTCTTAAAAGAGACAATGATAAGATTACCCAAGACTACAAAGATAACTCGATAGCCTATTTACTTCAGGCGCACCCTGAGATGTTTAAAGGCTTTATTGAATTTGATGATTGGAGAGGGTCGCAGAGATTCCTAAATAACAACAAAAAAACAGCTATTA